TTTTTATTTTATTATCTTCCTAAGCTAAGTTTATTCGTTATTCCTCAACTCAGGGTATTGCGCACTCTACATAGTAAAGGTAGGTGTAAATCTCCTCGCAACAGGATCATCGCGATGTCGAGATTCCAAATTACTCAGGGAGGGAAAACCCTCAAAAAGCTCCCCTTCAGTAATATGCATTTTGCGCATTATTCGAGTGACGTCACTTCTCTCAGATTTCTTTATGCTAGCTTCATACATTTGACGAATAGTGTAATTCCTCATGGCAACATTAGCCATTATGTAATTGAAAACGAACTGGAGAAAGATGTAAGCATGAATATTCGTTCCCATTGTATCATAAGCATTGCCTATGGTAGACAAAATAATATCCATGAGTCCCCTAGGACCATCACTCCCAAACGGTATTTTATAGTAATATTGCCAAGTGGGGCGATACGGAACGATTCGAGATGTATCAGGTCGAGTAAAGTGAGCTGGTTTCGCAATAAGGTAACGTCGCAAAAACACAAATCCCGGTTTAATCACACCCCCCATAGCATTTGGGATAGTTAAAGCCGGAACTCTCATATTGATATCTTTCACATTCATATCTAGGTACCGATACAAGAATTTAGAAAATTCAATCTCATTAATCAAATGTGCAATCTCTTTATGTACTCCCATAACATGGTCATCACCGTAAATGATTAAATTTATCTTGTTCAAATTAAACCACTTATCAATGGTGGAACGCATAGCGGGATTCATCGCACGGACATACTCAAAAAAGAAAAAAAAACATTGCTGCTAAAATCCAAGAATCACCGTGCGACGTGGAGAATGCGCCCGAAGGCATACCTCCCAAAATTACTCGCCATACATTACCGTACATATGTGTCATACGCCTCGTAAGGCGGCGCAACACAAACTTCTGCAGATTACGGTACACATGAGATACGTTGGACTCCCTGTTATACACTCCAGCGCTACCAACATAAAACTCCATAAAGGTGCGCTTAACGGACATGTCATAATTGGAGACATCACCATCAGAATAAACCATGTCAGGATCATCACCGTTCATATCGAGGAAAACTTGCAGTCCCCCTCCTTTCCACCATGACATCCCGATCCGTATCATCCGTCCTCGTTCAAGCATTTGTCGAAGATAAAGTACATGCAATTCAACAAGATACGAAGTAAAGAAGCTAATATTGTAATGCCTTAGTTTTTGTCGATGAACCGATGTTTCATGTTGCCCCACCTTGCCTGCCGAATTAAAGATCTCGGACTTTGGTGCTATGATCCATCCAGCATCAGAATCATCAGGCACCTTAGAATAAGCTTGAATTACAATTTCAGTATAACGGGTATACGCATAATCACGTTGTTCCAACTTACGACCGTTCACTGACTGCTCCCAAGGAACCCCATTCGGTGTCACACCTTTAACTTTCCCTCGTCCAGCACGTGCACCCGCTGACGAATTCATAGGTGCATTCATTCGAACCATTGCCGGATCAAAAATATGTTTGCCAAACTGCTCAGTTGTGCCCATATATTTGTAAAGTCGACGAAAAGCTGCCGGAAGAAGATGAGCAATAGCCTTACATTCACTATTAAGATCCTTTGTTGGCCGATCAAACTTCGCCATGCTTTGTGCAATCTTCTCAGGATACAAGTCTTCTAAAGAACCAAAAGTATAATCAGCATACATATTGCCAGTGAACGCAATATTAAAGACTGAACTCATTTGCAA